TCATTTCTATCAATTAATACGGGCTCTTGTTCTTGTTTAAATTGTTGAACTTGACTTCTTTTTTTTGCAATTAATATACCGTTTTCATCTGTAATTACGACTAATGGATCGTCTAGTCTATGATAGCCATAAAGTTTTTCATGCGCTGGAACTGATGTGTCAAGCAATCCACTTGTATGAGCAACTTCAACCTCAATACCATTAAACATTGCTTTGCTTAACCAAAACTCTACACACGCTCTTCCCGATTCAGCAAAATGTAAATTTCCTTTATAGCTAAAATCAATTCCAAACATTCTTATTTTTCCAACTTTGTTCCAAACAGCAAAAGCTACGGCAAAAGCTACAGTATTATTTAAATAATGACAGCCACATGCTTTTAAAACTTCTTCAATTGGATATTCAACAAGTCCTGGGCATCTATCATCTAGTTCACATGTATATATAGGCCCTTCGTGCTCTTGTAATAACTTTGACATGCTGTTAGTTTGACCTCCAGCATCTTCTGTATCTAAAAATCTAGACGCAGGATCCATCATAAATACTCTATCGTGATAAATAACAGATGCTACTGAATTTATAGTCCACACCTCATCAAAGTGTGATCCATGCGATTTCGCTAAATTGTAATCAAACCAACTACTGCCCATTCCGACAATAGCTACGGTTTTACCTTCAAGTTTCTTGATTGGTTTCATATCTTCTCCTTTTTTAAAAATTAAGTAATTTGCGTTCTTAACGAATCATATCTGTATTCGTCTCTTCTTCCTCTTGCTTCAGCTTTATTTTTCAATCTTGCCATTTCTTGTTGAAATCTATCTTCGTATAGTTTCATCATATCGGCATCGCCTTTCATAAAAATATAAGCTTCAACCAAACATCCATATAATAACCCATTTCTTGCATGCTCTGACATCCAAGTCCCAGTTGTATCTGTAACTAAAGAATTAGGTTTATATAAATAGTGTAATTCAGTTGTATAGTTTTGATCTGGAACTGGAGCAATAATAAAACTGGTTTCTTTAAGGCCGCTATTTAAATCTTTATCAAAATCTCCATAATACAAAGGTCTGCCTCTTTCTGTTGAATCTGTTGGATCTGGCGCATATTCTTGCATAAAACTAGGATGTTTTTTATCAAGGTAATGATAATCCCCATTGCTATCTATAACAGATAAAGAAAAAGATAATTCAAAATCATTTGGAGCTGTTAAAAATCTAGAACCAGCCGTCATAGATCCTTGTACGTTTCTTCTAAAATAATCAAATTGCACTAGCTCAAATATTCTTTCTTCTGCATTTTGAATAATATTGTCTAAATTGTTTACAAAAGTTGTTTCTGAATTTTCAACGAAATCTTGAACAAGTGTTTTTAATTCTGATAATGTTAAAGGACTACTCATGATGTTGTAATTGTAACCTCTCCAAGAGAACCTGTCATTTCAGAAACTGTAAAATTTGTTCCTATAATGTCTGAGTTCATATAATGAGGTGTATAAATATCTGTATAAACAACCACAACATAGCCTTCACCAACCTCTTTGTCTGTATCTGGCCTTGGCTGATAAAGTGCTTGAGGATCAGCTGGAGCTGTATGCGGTTCTAATTGAGGGTGTTTTGGCTCAAAACATTCGGGACAAACCTTAAAACCAGTCCATTCTTTTTTTAAATCTAGTAAAGGATATTCAAACGCGCACCTGTCGCATAAACCTACTGCAAATTTACCTGAAGCGTAAGACATGTTACCTCAAACTATTAAAAGGCCTAATTCTAAATGAAGCTTTATCCTCATCAGTAGACATGGCTCTATTAAATTCTTCTTCGTATAATTGTTTTAGTAGTTGAGCTTTTTCTGGCGCTCTTTTAATTGCAATATAATATGCAAGACCTGCTGCAAAACAAGGATAAAACCTAAATGGCATATCCATTGTATTAGTTCCAGCGTCGGCATCATCCATTCTCACCATTTTATTAAAAACTAAAATGTCTGTTGAGTTTTCTGGCGTAGGCCAAACTTTTAAAACAGGTGCATTCAGCTTGTCTAAAAACCATTGAGAAGGCATGCTTTGAGTTGTTTTGTTAGGAATATTTAAATAAGAGCTTCTACTTAATCTTTCTATAGAAATATCAGTTTGCTCTCCGTTTGTTGTACGTCTTAAAACAACATCTAGAATATCAATTACATTAGAGTTTAAGGTGTATTCAGCCGTTCCTTTGGTAACAGTTTGAGTGTCTTGTTCTATTGTCCATTGATTAAGTCCTCTGTTAGCCCATTCAGCAAGCATTAAGTTAATAGATCTTCTAGCGGTTTTTAAATCATAACCAGTTCTAAGCTCTAGGCCGCACCTTTCAAATGCTTCCTCTACGAACTCAGCTACGTTTGGTTCAAAATTTGTACTTCCTGACAAAGCCATTACTAATCCTCGTTATATAGGTTATCGAAAACTCGATTAACGTCTAGAGTATAGTCTAAATCAGATTTAGAATAATGTATATGTTGAGACGGCCTAAAGTCGGGAGCCCCTTCTCCAACCTGGAACCAAGCAGGATGCGTAACCCTAACTCTATTATTTGGTAACGCAACTATATTTCCAGTCCATTCTCCCGCGTCTAGTAACTCTAAAACGTGGCTGCTTTTGTGTTGTGCAGGATCATCAGCTATTTCGCTTTCTGCATAATCTACTGTGAAATAATATTTTGCAGGAAACATCTTGCCATCTATTTTTGCAAGCCAAGGGCACGGTGTTGCTCTATCTATAACATAAACAGAGTTATGATGTGATGAACAATCCCAAGGTTGAGCGTCATGGACTTGCATTGGCTCTGGCCACTCTTCAAAAGGAGTATCTCCAACTAATCCTGTAATTGGCATACGAGCCCACATAGCGCCACCATGAACTGTATCTTCGGGTTCTCCGTCGGCCTCTACGCCAGTAAAAATAATATGAAAACTTAGACAGCGATTTGGCATTGTAGTCACGCCAACTGCCATAGCGTGCAAAAATTCACCATGATATTTATCATGGTTATGAGTGTACTCTTTCCTTACCCAGCACTTAAAGTGGGGTATATTGCTGTAAAGGTAAGACACTATTTACTTGCCTTTCCGCCCTTTTTGTACCCCTTTACTTTGCCGCCATTTCTATAACCTTTAGTAGCCATACCGCCATTAGACATTTTTTTTACGCCACCTTTTTTGCCACCTTTAGAGTAGCCTTTAGTTTTTTTAAACATTATTACTCCTAATATTCTTTAGTTTTTTTTCTTCGGTTGCTCATTACTTTACCACAACCTCTTGCTATATAAATATTTATAGGACCGCCTTTTGCTTTTTTTGTCCTGCCGTTTTTCCAGCTAATTCTTTTTGAACTTGTTTTCTTTTTAGCCGCTGCGGTACATTGAGCTTTTGTTGGTCTACAAGCAGGATAACTTCTGCGTTTTTCACCTTTTTTTCTACCGCAAGGTTTACCTGTTTTACAGTCAATCCAGCCTTTGCCGTCATTTCTGTCAAACCATTTTTTTAAACTATCGCTAGCCATTAGCCTAATTTAGTTTTTGTTCTTTTGCCTGGAAGCATGTTCTTAAAACCTTTTGCTTTAACAAATGTTACTTCGCCGCCTTCAAATTTTTTTTGTCTGCTTTTGTTACCCCAGTTTTTGGCGCCAACTTTACGGCACTTAACCAAAGCCCCAGAAGCATAAGCAGATGGCCAAACTTTATATCTAGATTTTACCTTATGATAGCAAGCATCTTTTTTTCCACTAGCCATTTAACATTTCCACCTTCGTCTTGCTTGACGTATTCTTGAATTAGGATTATTTCTTGTTTTAGCTGAACTACGTTTAAGTTGTCCAAGCGATCTAGCGCAATATGATTTGCGTCTTTTAGCAGCTTTGCTACCTTTTTTAACTTTGCCTGTTACAGCTGTTTTTAATTTAGATCCTGGGTTAGCTTTACGATAGGCTGCTACACCTTTTTTGGTCATACCAGCACCAGACTTGGTGGGACGGTAATTAGCGCCTTTACCTTTAGTTGTTCTGCGTATAGGTTTTGATTTTTTTCGTTCCGCCATAACACTTAATATAGTAGCACTATAGAAGTGCTACTACAAAATTAAAAACTAAGAATGAAAAACAGTTACTCTGTCTATATTGCTCAATACAACATGAATACCATCTGAAAATAAAACCCCAGAATCTGGAATATTCATAGTTTCAGTATCATTTGCATTACAAGGAGCAATAAGAAGAGTAGTGCCAGTAACAGATCCATTTCTAAAAGTTACAGTACCATCAGAAGATCCTCCTGCGATAACATAACCTCTTAATCTAGATCTGCCTGCTTGCAAAACAGCTCCGCCAGTAGCGGAGCTGGTGCTAGTAGCTGTTTTTACATCTGAACCTACAATTCTACCTGACATAGTTAGCTCCTAAATTACGCGTCAGCAAATGGTGTTACTAGAGTTCCTGATCCAAGAGTGATTCCTTCTACCGCATATTTAGCGCTTGCTATAGCATGAACTTTAATAATACTTCCTGCTAATCCACCTTTGGTTGTTCCATTAAGTGTAATAACATCATTAGATGCGCCTGAAATAAAAGTTTTACCAGTAGCATCATTCACACCTGTATATAAACCACCAACGAATTTATCAGTTCCATCAGTTTTAATATCAAGATCAGTAGCCGCAGTTACGATTACAAAAGTAAAAGAAGCTCCTAAATTATTGGTTTGATTTGGATCTGTTGGATCGCTTGGTGTGGTGGTAACGATTGAAGGTAAAGTAAATTTACCATCAGCATCATTACATAAAAGTATCTTACCTGCATGTGCGTCTACAGTTATTGATGTGTCAGCTGTAAGACTTACAGTTGCGTTAGTCCCTGCTGAAATAAATCCTGCCAAAGATTTGACTGGACCTGAAAAAGTTGATTTAGCCATTGTTTTCTCCTAACTAAATGTGTTGCGCCATCTTGGAGTAAGTCTGCCGAGTCAGTTGGTGCAACGAGTTACCTCGGTTTAGATAACTATACTACTTTAGAGGTCTTGAGGGAAGTTTTCTTTAGATTTTAAAATTTCTTCTCTACATCTAAATAGAGCTTGATAAGAGTCTTTAATTGCTGGGTCTTTGCCAAACTCATCCATCATATCTTTACCAATCATTTCAACCAAGGCTATTACGGTTGTCATCCTACCGTCTATATCTTTTATTTTTTGAATGTCTTTTGCTGTCATTGGTGATTCTTGTTTCTGTCTAATATTATAACCATCAAGCCAATTTTTTACATTAATTAATTTTTTGCTAAAGTCAGGATAAGTTTCCCAGTCTCTTATTTCTTCTATATTTCTGCCGCAACCTTGACATTTTTCGTCGAAGGGGGCCATAGACGTTGAGCAACGTCCAGTACAGGGTGAGTTAGCTAAGCTAATACTCATATGTAAACCAGTATTCATATATATACCTCGGTTTACTCAAATTCTACATCAAGAATCTACTTATAGGTAGCTTTTTGTAACTTTTTATATAAAAAAAGGGGCGCAAATGCACCCCTTTTATCAATTGCTAAGAATTAAGCACCTTGAGAAGCGAAAACAGCTCTCCAATTGGAGTAACCGAAAGAGTATCTTTCTCTAGCTTTGTAACGCATGTTACCAGTATCGAAATCACCCTCTAGGGCTGTTGACATAGGACTTCTTTGGAAGTGTTTAAAGCCATCTGGACAATCTGTTTTTAAGAACCAAGCATCATTGTCTGTTAGATAGTGGTTAACCACATATCCATCAGGACACATACCCATATTCCTAATAGCGTTGATGTCGTTATCAGATGTACCAACTCTGCCAGGAGTGTTGATCAATCTATCAGCGACAAATTGCAATTGAGGTGGAACAATCAACTTCATACCTTTTAGAGCAATTTGTAATTGTCTGTCATCGGTTAAAGTTGAAACAGAAATCAACGCATCTTCTAATGAAGTTTCGTTAAGGTCTGTATATGTTGAAGGTCTGTTGCTTGCAGTTCCGCCGCCACCTAAAGGGTGAGCAGTAGAAACAAGAGGCTGACCGTCGCCACCAGTAACATTGCTGTCGAACGCATTGTTTAACACGGAAGCAGCTTTAATCTGCTTAGTGTTAGCCATAGATCTAGCCAAGGCTTTTGTATACCTTGAACCAAGTCTATCGTAAAGATTATCTTCTACAGCCTCTTCTGTAAGAGCAAAAGCTAAAGCAACAGTTTCATGGTTGTAACGTGAAGTATAACCTTCGGAAGCGTTGTCAAATGAGACACCAGTTCCTTCTGGTTTTACTGAAGCGTTGCCAAAACCAACAATCATTACTTCTTCTTCAAATGCTCTATCTGAAGATTCTGTTTCGTAGATTTCTTCGTGTTCAGAATCGTACCTTGCATATTCCATGCCAAAAAGGGCATTAAGGCCAGGTTCTAGTTCTTTTGCTAATTGGGATCTATTAATAGCCATTAGTTATACCCCTGTTGTTTGTGCATAGAAATGCTCGTTAATTTTAACAATCAAGTTGACATTAGCTGAAGCTGAACCAGTACCTAAAGTGCTGTTTTCAGGATCATTAGAAATACCTACAATTCTCAATTGCGCTGTTGTAGCAGCAGTAGTGCCGCTTATTTTCACATCTGAGATACCTGTTATTGTTGAACCAGTTGAGTAAACAGAGTCAGCATTATTACCAACAACTGTTTGTACTACTGAACCAGTAGCAGCTGATTGAACTTCAAACAAGGCATTAGGATCGTCAACTACGAATGCCACCGCGTCAGATGTAACAGTTCCATTTGGCCAATACGGTGAAAAAATTGTATCGCCACTTGAGTCTGTGTATTTACATCCTCTAAAGACTCCTAGCACAGGATTGTCCGTAGCACCAGCAACTAAAATAGTTCCTGTGTTGGTCATCTTCACTAGGTCGCCTGAAAAAATGTTTCCAGATGCGCCAGAGGCAATTGAGTATTCGGTCACTCCTTCGCTGTTGTAACCCGAACCAACTTTTCCTACTGGCTTTAATCCGAAAGGTGCATTTTGATTAGACATATTATTACCTTTAAATTAAATTTTTATTTAACGGTATAAGAATTAACTTCTTTTACCGCCACCAAAAGTTACGCTTGATGTTCTCTGAGGTTTTAACATCGGAGAACTTGGATCTGATTCCTTCATTAGATCATTATCAATAGCTTCTTGTTGCTGTTGAGCACGCTCTGAGAAATAGGCGTTTCTTTCCTCACGTGTTTCATTTGGAATCTTAGCCAAAAGCAAACCACCCACGGATACAACACCAGCATGCTTTCCATCATCAATCGAAGGAAGTTCAAAGTCTCCAATC